TGTATTGGTAAAACATCGTTCTCTTGTCATAGTCTCAAAAACTCTCCATAATTTTTTCATTCTTGTTTCGTGCAATTCGCTCAATCCAGACAACACAGTTACCAAGTCATCTTCTGTCATCGGGCCGTCTGGATCATCATAAGCTCTTTCTGCTATAGCATCCAAATCATCTTTTGTCTGCCAAACATTTTGTATTTCTGTTTCTAAATCAAATCTATCGTATTTCATAATTATTCCTTTTCAAGTTATGCGGGAAATTGTAATCCGCGTTCTTCCATAAAATCATGGAGTTGTTCTCTGATATGTTCTAATGCTTGTTGTCCTGTTTCGTATTTTTCGGGATGATATTTCAACAAAGACCTTACTGATTGGTCTATGTCCCAAGCTAAAATTGCCCAATCCATTGCCTTTGATGCAACGTCAAACTGTTCTTTATCATCTGGTAAGTCAAATTCAAGTATTGCTTTCATTTGTTATTTCCTGTTCATGTTGTTAATAATAATCAACTATCGGCAATCGACCTTGCTTCGGGTGCTTTTCGGTCAAGGGGTTTTTCTGAGATAGTTTTTCGTTCTCCTGTTCCGGTATTAACTCTATCGGTTTTAACTGTTGATCTTTCAATCTTTTCCTCTCTGGAAACTGATTTTTTATTACCATAACCGTCTTTGTACCAACCGCCACCTTTAAGATGAAAACTACCTAAACTCATAATTCTAATAGATGATTCCCCACAAAAAGAACATTCTATTGTTTTGATTGTTGAAGTAATTTTGTCAAACTCTTCAGTTATCTCATCACATACTTCACATTTATATTCGTATATTGGCATATCACTCGCTCCACCATTTTCCTATTCTCCCACCAAGAAGATAAACATCATCGTGACCTTTATTGAAAGACTGAGCAACTGCTGCCAAAGCTTGTTGTTTATCATTGGTTCTGAAATATTTTTTATCACCAATTATAACTTGATACTTCATAATGATAAACCAGTTATTGATGAAAGATAATTTGTTTCCATTTCTCTTTTTGGTTCTAAAATTACCATAACGTGTTTGTTGTCTAGTGTAATTTTATCTGTTTTCCCAGCCACGCTCCAAGGCACTAAACCGATTCCCATTTGACCAGCAGCATTTGGTGCTACGGTTTGGATAGACATTGGTTTTTCTAAAATCAAAAACCCATCGGGGCTTTCTTCCATTCTTGATATTAATTCTTCACCTGTAGTGAGTTTCAATACTTTTACATCATTTGTCATTTTATAATTGTTCCTTCAACGTTGTTACATATTTAGAAATTGAATGGTCTAACCCATCCGTTTTTGAAATTAAACCATTGTCATTATCCGGCCCCCAATCCAATGTTTGACTGTTCACAAATATGCCCGTGTGAACATAAGGATAAGTAGGGCTAAAAGTGACAGGATCGCTAAGACGAGCCACCCTCCAATGAGTTGGTTGTCCACCAGACAAAACTTGAGAAGATACTTTTGGCGATCCGTAAGAGAAAATTTGAACATTATGCCCTCGTTTGTGTAACCACATTCCTATTATTTGTGCAATCGCTCCACCTAAACTGTGGCCGGTAACGTATACTGTATGTTCTAATTGATAATACTTGTCAACTTCTTGGATAACTGTTGTAGCTGCATCCTTAAATCCTTTATGTAGATATATGTCTAATACATCATCTTTTATCATTCTTATATCAATATCGGATAATACATTGGATGTATTGGATGTTCCTCTAATTACAATAATTGTAATTCCACCATTATTTTTCACTTCGTAAGAGAGATTATCTTTTTCTGTTCCCCCATTGTCATAAATCGTTTCACAATATTCTGCGTGTTCAATTAGTGATTCTATTGTAACTGGTAGAGTTGATTTATCACCGCTTGTTGCACCATCTTCTTCAGCACTCTTTGCACATCCGCTAAGTAGTAGTAATATTATTGTTCCTACTGTGATGGCCAGATAATTCCTCGCCCTTTTTCCAAGCTGTTGCACTTAAAATTGCTCCAAATGAAATGTGAAATATTCCTCCCCCTTCTAACGTAAGAGGAACCCAACGGGACGCGTCACAAACCATTCCTTTGGCAACCATCATATTACAATAACTATCCATCTGCATATTCCAGACAACCGGACCTATGAAAAAATCACAGACACAGAGAAAAAGGTAGACTAGAGCCGCCCAATCACGCCAGTATCTGTTGATTGTCTTATTCACTATGCTTTCTTATCTGACATAGTAACTAGTGTAAGAATACTTCTTCCCGCTTCAATGGCAGTGTCAACAACCCATTCCAAGTTTTCTTCGTCATAATCCCATTTTTCTCTGACGTATTCGACCAATTCATCGTATTCTTCGTCATCAATGTCTGTAATTTCTGGAATAACATCTTCAATATTGTCAACTGCTTCAAAAAGTTTCTTCACAGGGTCGATGAAATATCTCGCATCTGTCCACGAAAACTTATCATCTGCTTTTGCTTTTCCAATCGCATCTACGAATGAAAAGATGAACTCCATAACTTCTTTGGTTTCTTTTATACCTTTAACTTCTGCCATTCTATTCCTTTATAATTTAATAATTAAGCGAGATTAAATCTTACGATATAATCATTTATGTGTTGTTCAGTAGCTACAACACCCTTTGCTTCAACTGCTTTTTTAGCAATTTCTCTAATATCAGTTTTTTCGCCTGTCTCTTCAATTTCATCCAATTCGGGAGGAGCTATTGCAGAAACAAAATCTTTAACTGCTTCTTTCTCTGATGATTCTGGTGACACCAATTCTTCTTTATTCGTCTTTTTTTTATTTTTAGCCATTCGTTCCTTTTTCTTTATTTATTTTATTTAAATACTTAACACGTTTCTTTGTAGCTTGTCTCAACTTATATTTCGTTGCATTTTTAGTAAAAAGTTCTCCGTTCATGTGTTCGGTTTCGTGCTGATAAATCATTGATGGTAAACTGGTCAAACTTCCTGCTTCGTGTTCACCATCGAAAATTTGATATTGAATAGCAATAGATTCTGATCTTACAACAGGAAAATAAAGGCCAGGAAAAGATAAACACCCTTCTTTAACATAAGAAGTTTCTTCGCTCATTTCCAAAATCTGAGGATTGAAAGCTATAACCACTTTATTTTCCATCAAAAAACCAAAAACTTTCAGTGGTATTCCAATTTGATTTGCCGATAATCCAATCCCTCTATGATGTACCATATTCTCAAAAATCTGTTTAGACAATTTCTCAGAGTCAACTTGAGGATTGTCAAAATCAAATACCTCTGGTATCTCTCTCAAAAAAGGGTCATCTTCTTTCACTAATTCACATACTAAATCACTCATATTTTCTTCATTTCATTAAATTGTTATTTCTTTACTTTACATCCAACTTGGTTCTTTGACATTTGCATGTTCGGCATTGTCGTACATAAAAGAAGTTCTACATCCACACGAACCTTTTGATGAAGGATTGTTGAATTTTAATCCTCTGTCATTCAAATCATTTGACCAATCAATTACCGTATCCTTAATGTAAAGATGACTTTTCTTATCCACCAAAATACTAAGACCGAATGATTCAAACTCTAAATCAAACTTACCTTTTCTACTATCAAAATCTACCGTGTAAGTAAAACCAGAGCAACCGCCACCCTTGATTCCGACTCTTACTCTTGTATCATCGGTTACTTTTTGTTCATTCATAATACTCATAATTTTAACAACGGCTTTTTCAGTAAATGAAATCACTCACGCTACCTCTATTTTACTAAATTGTTTTTCTTTTAAAAATTTAATCGTTGAACGAAATTTGTCATACAATATCTCACCTTTATGGGAAATCACGAACACATTTGTTTTGTCATCAAGTGTATTGAGTATCTTCAGAAAAGCTTCCGTTCCATCAGAATCCAATGAAGAGTCAAACACCTCATCTAAAATCAAAAGGTTTGTGTTCACACTATTTTTGAGTTTAGCAACCATTCTCCAAGTGAACAATAACGCCAAATCAATTCTCATTTTCTCACCCTCTGAAAAGGAAGAATAAGAAAATTCATCACGGTATTGAGATTGTATCGTTTCGTTGAAATTTTCATCAATCGAAAAGTTAATTAGAAATTCCAGTTCGTTTAAGTATTTATTCACATACTTGTTTATGATGGGAACATACTGTCGAATAATCTTTGTTTTGATACCCGAATCTCTCAGCAACTCATTAGCGTAGTTATAGAGTTGTTTAGTATCACATTGTTCTTCGTAATCTTTTTGCAACTCTACAAATTCACTCTCTAATAATTGTAACACATTTAACTCTGAATTGTCAAGTTTTTTCTTATCTTTTAATTCATTGATGTCAAATTTTGTTCTATCAATATTGCTTTCAAGCGATTGAATTTGAGATTTGGTCGCTGACAATTGATTATTCTTTTCTGAAATCTGTCTGCCAATACTACGGAATTCTTCGAGTTGTATTCTTAGTTGTTCGATTTCCGTTGATATTTTTCCCAATCCACTTTCTTTTTCCGTAATACTGGTAGTCAGAGTGGTAATTTTTTCTTCTTTGAACTCATCATCTATGTTCTGTTTACAAGTCGAACAAGTAGAATTCTTTTCATAGAACTTGACTTCTTTCTGTTCTTGCTTCAGTTTGATTTCAATTTGATTTTGAAGGTTTCCGAACTCAGAATTCTTTGTCTGAACTTTATTCTCAGTAATAAGTTTACTGGTCAATTCGCCAATGTCATTGTGAAAAGTTGTAAGAGAATCGAAAGCAGTTGTTTTTTGGTTTTCAAATGTTGAAATGTCTGCTTCTTTTTTCAGAATATCAGCATGATTGTCATCTTTGAGCCTTTCGATATAATTCCGTTGCATCTTCGTTTTGGATACATTCAACTCTCTCTTATTTTCATTATCATTTGTATTTGTTTTCAACTCAGAATTCTTTACCTTGAGCAAAGCATTCATAGCAGAAAATATTTGAATGTCGAGAAGGTCTTCAACGATTGTTCTACGGTCTGATTGTTTGAGCTGCATGAATGGCTCAAATGTAGAACTACCCAAAACGACAATTTGAGTGAAGGATTTGTAATTCAATTTGAGAATCACCTTTTCCAAATATTCTTGATAATCACGATTGTTTGCCAGTTGGTCAAACATCTTACCATCTTGTAATATCTCAAATACATTTGGTTTGACACCTCTACGAACAGTAAAGTTCTTGTTACCAATAGTAAAATCTATTGTAACCATCAACTTTTTTTCATTGATGGTATTCACTAATTGAGATTTGTTGATGTTACGGAAAGCTTTACCGAATAATCCGAAAGTAAGAGCATCTAAAATTGTTGATTTTCCCGAACCATTTTCACCGAT